CTCTACATAAAATGTCAATGATGGGGCATCGTGTGAAGGTACTACCGTATAAGACGTTTCGCATGAATGTCCTGACCACGAGGCCATACAACGCGGATAAACAGAGGGAATATAAAGCATAGACATCATAGAGAGATAGAAAGATGTCCGGCGTAGTTTATCAGATTATTTGTCAGTCAACGAAGATGGCCTACATTGGCCAAGCTACACAATATAAATACAAACATGGAAAACCATACAACTATGGAGCATCGGGTCGTTGGAACGACCATGTCGCAAGTTCAAAGTCTCGCGAGACTCCCTTGTGTCAAGCCATAAAGCAGTATGGACGAGATGATTTCAAAGTAGAAGTTCTGGAAGAAGGACCTCTAGAAACCCTTGATGAAAGAGAAGCACAATACATCTCCGAACGCAATACCACGTATCCAAATGGCTACAATGTAGCATCACATTCACGAAACCGTCATCGAGAAACATCGAATCTTCATGTATTCTACGAAGGCAAAGTAAGGTCTGCCGTTATCTCTCCCATTCGAAAGAATGGCGAATTGAAAATGGCATATGTGTACCTTACTATGAATGATGATACACATGAACGGTTAGCGTTTGGACAGAAAGGGGATTGTGTATATGAGGATACGCTTCAAGAAGTGACAAACTTTCTTGAACGATTACAATGTCCTTATATCACATCCACTACGAGTAGTACCGTGTTATCTGAGAAGTACGCTTCAAAGCTGGAAGAGTTCAAGGGTAAGGAAATTACCTCGGTTCGTATCACAAGTGCGTCCAATTTGATTGCGGTCTACATTGGAACAAGTGAGATGAAATTGAGCAAGGAACACAAACGGATTTGCTTTGGAGGAAAGACTGTTTCAAAAGAAGATGCCTATGAAATTGCTAAACAATTCGTGACTGAATTAACTATATCTGAAAATGTGCTACATGATTCCATTCAATGTTCGCAACAGGTGACTGCTTGATAGGGTGTTGTACCATCTATCAGGGAAAACAGTGTAAGTACAACTATGGGTTATCACTCTCCATGATAATCTGTAATATAATCATCTAGTGTCAAGGGCAAATGCCCGAGATGCGAGACCCTCAAATTCAGGGAAACCCCTAAAGCTTATGACTACGAACCACTCTTTGAAAAGAGGGTGGGGCAGCGGATAACGACCGCAACGAGAACGTAACAACGTCATAAGATGTGAGCCGTACGAGGTAAACAATGGGCAATCCTGAGCCAAGTGCTAAGGCATCGGTAATACGATGCTACGCATGCTGTGCAACGAGTAGATGTGGGTCGGTTTTAGACTACGGATAATCCGTATTATAAGGCTTAAGGTGTATTCTAGTCCATTTTCGAAAGGTAATGGTAGTAACGTTTGATGGAGACGAAATGAATTTACATCTGCCTCAGAGCTATGAGGCGACAGTAGAATTAGAAGAAATCGCGGCGGTGCCGCACCATATTATTACGCCGCGTCACGCCAAGCCGATGATTGGTGTGTATCAAGACACGCTGGTGGGTTCGTATCGTTTGACCCAGCCAGGCATCGAGTTTACGCGCCGTGAGTTTATGAACTTGATGATGTGGAACAAGCGATTCGATGGCACAATGACAGCGGCACGTGCTGGCTCCGCGGAGAAACCGCGCTGGACGGGTCAACAGGTACTAGGGGCACTTATGCCACACATTAATATTGAAATGTCCAATAAATCATTTGACAAAGAGAAAGGAGATAATAAGGATTCTATTAACTATGTGAAAATCAACCAAGGCGACATCACACAGGGTGTCATTGACGGCGACATTTACATGAAGCCGTCAAAGGGAATTATTCATGTATCGTACAACGACCACGGCCCGAAGGAGACCGTTGATCTCTTGGATGCTCTTCAGAACACTGTGGAAAACTTCCTCGTACTGAATGGATTCAGTGTAGGTATCAGCGATTTGATTGCGGATGAGGAGACAAACAGTACCATTCGTCAGAAGATCGAGGAGCGCAAGAAGCAAGTAGAACAGGTCATTCTACAAGTTCACCTCGATTTGTTCGACAACAATACAGGAAAGACCAATCAACAAGAATTCGAGGACCAAATCTTTGGAATTCTCAATCAGGCAACATCGGATGCGGGTTCGACGGGTCAGCAGTCCCTGTCGAGTGAGAACCGATTGCTGGCAATGGTTCGTTCGGGTTCGAAGGGTGAGCCGCTGAACGTGGCGCAGATGATGGCGTGTCTTGGCCAGCAGGCCATTGAGGGTAAGCGTGTACCCTATGGATTTACGGATCGTACCCTGCCACACTATAAGAAGTACGATGATAGCGCAGAGTCCCGTGGATTCATTGAGTCATCTTTCATTCGTGGTCTGACACCACAGCAGTTCTTCTTCCATGCGATGTCTGGTCGTGAGGGTCTGATTGACACTGCGGTAAAGACGGCCGATACAGGTTATATTCAGCGTCAGCTCATCAAGTCAATGGAGGACCTCACGGTTCAACACGACGGGACGGTCCGCGACACAAACAATAACATTATCCAATTTCATTATGGTGAGGATGGTATCAATCCAACCAAGATTGAGATTCAGAGTTATCCGATTGGACAGTTATCGCATGAGGCGATTCAGACAGAGTTTGGTATGCGAAACATCGATTGGAGCACAGTACTAAAGGACGGAGTAGTTCGTGAAAACGATTCGGGTCTTCTCACCGAGTACGTAGATGAGTTAATTCACGATCAGTTCATGATGGTAGAGGAAGTGTATCAGAAGAAATCACTGGATAGCGGTAGCGTCTTTGCGCCAGTTAATCTGTCACGCTGGATTCTGAATATCAGGAACCGATTTGCGTTGAATAAGGAAGAGAAGACGGATCTAACTCCGAAGATGGTACTGGATGGTATTCGCAAGGTGATGGACCGAACTCACCCACATCACAAGATTTGGTGTGCTCTTCTGCGATTCCACTTGGCACCGCATAAATTGATCATAGAAGAGCGATTTACAAAGGATGCGTTTGAGGTACTCATGGAGATTATCGTGGTGGGTCACATGAAGGCATGGGTTCAGCCAGGCGACCAAGTGGGTATTGTTGCGGCACAATCGATTGGTGAGCCTGCCACACAGATGACTCTCAATACCTTTCATCAAGCAGGTGTAGCATCTAAGTCGGCGGTTACGCGAGGTGTACCGCGTTTGCGTGAACTCTTGAAAGTGACACAGAATCCAAAGGCAACATCACTGACGATTTACATGAAGCCTGAGTATCGAAATAACAAGGAAAAGGCGCGTGAGGTGGTACAGGATCTGGAGCTGACGGTTTTGCGTAACATCACAGATAAGGTAGCAATCTATTGGGACGAAAAGGATGAAACAACGGTTGTAGAAGATGACAAAGAGATGATGAAGTTCTATCAATTATTTGAGAAGGGCTTGCTCGAAGATAGCGATCTAGAAGCAGACTCGCTTTCAAAGTGGGTTCTTCGTCTGGAGCTGAATCGCGAAGAGATGTTTAATCGTAACATCTCGATTCAAGAGGTCGTATCCGTTATCAAAATACAATTCAGCAGCGAAGACATTAATGTTGTATACAGTGATTACAATTCAAATAAACTGGTCATGCGCATTCGTATCCCTAATAAATCAGACAAGGATCGCGATACATCGTCGCAACTAGATGATTTCACGAATCTTAAAAAGTTTCAGAACAAGTTACTCAACAGCATTGTCATTCGCGGCATGCCTGGCATTAAGGCGGTTACATTTCGCAATGATAAACAATACGTAGAGATAAAGAATGGAAAATACGAGCAAGTGGAACAGTTTGTGTTGGACACGGATGGTTCGAATTTCATCAAGGTCCTAAATCATCCAGTGGTAGATGGCACAAAACTGTATTCGACAAACGTGTGGGATGTGTATGAAGTACTGGGAATTGAGGCCACGCGCGCGGTCTTGTTTAATGAAATCAGTGGTCTATTCGAGAGTGTCGGTGTTAATTATCGCCATCTGTGCCTTCTGTGCGATGTGATGACGCGCTTCGGCCGTCTCATGTCAATCGATCGTTATGGCATTAATAAGAATGACATTGGTACGCTGGCAAAGGCATCATTTGAGGAGACGGAAAAGATTCTGTTGAAGGCCGCACTGTTTGGCGATGTAGACCCAGTAACAGGTGTCTCAGCAAACATTATGATGGGTCAGGCGATTCGTGGTGGAACAGCATTCTCACAGATTCTGCTAGACGACCAGATGCTGCCTGAACTGTTGAAGGAGATTGATGTAGAGAAGATGCGACTGGAGGATGAAGAGGATGGCGATTTGACGCAACTAGAGGAGACAGGTATTGCTCTATCGGACCCGTGTGCGGCGACACAATTCCAAATGAATATGGTGATACCAGAAGGAAAAGCAATGATGGAGGAAGAGGACGTTGAAGTTAATATTCTAGCATAAATACATCGTGAACAACGTATATGACCTTATATTTTTATTAGGTATAAAGCCCTCATCCTATTCTTAATTTATGGAATCATCGGCTCTACATTCTTGGGAGAGCATTAGATTATACAGTCGTTCCAATACAACGGTCGAACCATTTCTTGAATCAAATCAACAAGAATATATCACAAGTGAAGAAGAAACTTCTCTTCATCGATGTCGAAACCGAATCAACGGATACGAAGAATCTCTCGTAAATGGAAAGAATTGGGAATATTATAAAAAAATAGTGAATCCCTATGAACTTGTGTATACACAGAAGAAATATCCTAATTTTCCAGAATCGATCTGTTTTCTAAAACCCCTTTCACGTTCCTATTTCAAGATGATTGAGATGACCAATTTACTCCAATTTTTTTCAATGTTTCCAGGTGAGAGCATTCGAAGCGCGCATGTATGCGAAGGTCCAGGTGGATTTATTGAGGCTCTATTTGACGAATCGGCCAAGTACAATAGAAAGATTCATATGAGTATTGCGATGACATTGAAATCCAAACGAATGAATGTTCCTGGATGGAAGCGCGCGGCCTTTTTTTTACAAAAAAACAAGAATGTGCGCATTATTTATGGCGAGGATGATACAGGTGATATTATGAAACCAGAAAATCAGCAGTTCTTTGTTGATTATGCGACACATGCTGAATATGGCGGCAAGGTTCATATTTTTACTGCCGATGGAGGATTCGATTTTTCATGTGATTATACAAAACAGGAACAGATGGTGTTTCCGTTATTGTTAGCCTCTGCGAAAATTGGTCTAGAGTCATTGAAAGTGGGTGGAGTATTTATCTTAAAAATGTTTGATTTTTATAATCCGGTTACAGTGGATTTAATACTATTTTTATCGTATTTTTTTGAAGAGTGGACACTATACAAGCCAGGAATGAGCCGACCCTGTAATCCAGAACACTATTTTATTGGAAAAGGATTTGTAGGTTGCTCAGATGAGGAAATTGACGTGATTCGGCTATGGTGTAGCATGGTGGAAAATAACCAACCATTGGATAGGCTTTTTCAATCAACTTGTGA